ACTGAGCAACTCAGGATTATCAAGATGCAACAAACTGCACTGAGAAGTCTGAAGAACTCGTTTTTGCACTTTCGAGATGAACTCAAAGTTGCACAAAGTGAGCTCAACCAATCTGGAGAATAAGATATGTTTAGATTCAGTAAGGCTGCTACTCTCATGATGCGCTACATGGCACCGGCTGGTGACGATGGTGCAGCAAGCGGAGCGCAAGATATTGAATCCCGCATCCAAGCTGCACTGTTCCCTGAGCGACAGCCGGATGATGGCAATGCGGACGACCAAGATGACGCAGTAGTGAATGGCGACGGTAAACGTCCACCTGAAGCTGACGACGCTGATGCTGGTGAAGACGCTGAGCTGGATGGTGATGATGCTGATGATGGCGAAATCACCGTAGCAAGCCTGCTTGGGATTGATGAGGACAAACTCGAATATGACGCAGAAGGCAAAGTTGTCTTCAATGCCATCATTGACGGGCAAGTCCAAAAGGTTCCGATGGGTGAGCTTGTTAAATCCTACCAGCTGCAGGGGCATGTTAACAACAAGTCTATTGCACTGGAAGAGGAGCGTAAGACTTTTGCTGCTACCAAGCAGCAGGCGTCTCAAGAGCTTCTGACGCGGTTGGAGTCACTCAACAAGCTCACTGATGTTGCTGAAAAGCAACTTATGGCTGATTTTGAAGGGGTTGACTGGAATGGTCTCCGTATGACTGAGCCAGGTGAATGGGCTGCTCTCCAGCAGCAGTTCCAAAGCAGGCTCAATTATATCAACCAAATCAAGGCCCTTGGTGGCCAAGAAGGTGAGCGCATTAAAGCTGAACAGCAAGCTGAACAGCAAGCGCAAAATCAAACACGTGTTGGCCAAGAATTGGCCAAGATGGTGCAAGATAATCCTGCTTGGTCTGACCAATCAGTAATGGCAAAAGAGTTTGGTGAAATTGGTGCATTCTTGCGCGAGAAGTATGGTTTTGCTGATCAGGAAGTTGCTAACAACTTGGATGCACGATTGATGCGTTTGATCCGTGATGCAAAGCAATTCCACAGTGCAACTAGCAAGGTGCAAACCAAGAAGGCTGAAAAGCCTATCCCCAAATTTGTTAAACCAGGCGTTGTTGGTGATCGTCCTTCTCTGCAGAAAGCACGTGCTGTTAAGCAACAGAAGGAACAGATCAGAAAATCAGGTGGCTCGGTAGATGCTGTCGCAGCCGCTCTCATTGACCGCATGTAAGGAAAACATACTATGGCAATTATTGCTGGCTCAAAATCCACCTACTCTGAACCGATTGGCACTGGTGGTAACCGTGAAGATCTGTCTGATGTTCTGTACGACATTTCTCCAACTGAAACCCCGTTTGTATCTATGGCAAAGAAGGGGAAAGCTAGTGCAGTCAAGCATGAATGGCTGACTGACTCTCTGGGTGCTCCGGCCAAGAATGCACAGATTGAAGGCAACGTAGCAGTTGCTACCAAGCCTGGTGATCGCGTTCGTCTGGGCAACTACTGCCAAATCTTCAGCAAGTTTGCTGTTGTGTCTGGCTCTCAGGAGAAGGCAGACAAGGGTGGCGGCATCAAGTCTGAAATGGCTTATCAGGTTGCTCGCCGCATGAAGGAAATGAAGCGTGATCTGGAGTTTGCATGTGTTGGCTCTGGTCTGCAAGTTTCCAAGGCTGGCTCTGAAACTGTGGCCCGTGAAATGGCTTCTCTGCAAGCCTACATGAGAGCAGGCACCACCAGCCTGGGCGCAACTGGTACTGCTGGTGCTGGCAATGGTACCAATGTGTACACCCCTGGCACCAACCGAGATTTTGATGAAACCATCTTCAAAGCTGCTCTGTCTGCCATGTGGAACCAGTCCGGTGGCTCTGAGAACATCTCAGCCCTGATGGGTGCCAAGCAGCGTGGTATCTTCTCCACCTTCTCTGGTTCCAATACCCGTTATGCTTCCATTGATGACAAGAAGCTGACTGCTTCCATTGATGTGTATGACGGTGACTTCCACACAGTAACTGCGGTTCCTGACCGCTACGCTACTGCTGGTGAAGTGCTGTTGATCGACAAGGATTATGTGTCCATCGATGACTTCCGTCCTGTCTTCTCTGAAGACCTGGCGAAGACTGGTGATGGCGCATCCAAGCAGATCATCATGGAGACCACCCTCAAGGTTGGTAGCCCGCAGGCTCACTATGTGATCACTGCGCTGACTCCGTAATAACAACTAACTAATAGCAGGGGCCAGCAATGGCCCCTTTTGTGTAAGGAATTATGACCATGTCTATGCAATTTATGGCATCCCACTATGATGAGTTTTCCGGCATCACTGAAGAGTACTGGTACAATCATCTGACTGATGAACTGACTATCCGTCGTCTTCAGGATGTTGAAAAGAACATTGATGTCAACAAGTTCATGTACAATGAACACAATAAGCCAAAGTATTCTGATAGTGATGGTTTGCATCTGGTGGCTCGCATTCCGCTTGTCATGATTGAGCATTGGAAGAAGCTTGGCTTTGATTGGTTCAACAGCACAGACAATGAACGCCGTGTCTGGCTTGATAAGCCAGAGAACCAATGCTTGAAGGTTCGCCCTGGAAAGCTTGGTGGAGTTATGAAGAAGCCGCTTCAAACAAAGGTGAGCTAATATGGATTACAATGAAATTGTCGCTGCTGCAAAAGCATACAGTGATCGTCTTGACAATGAAGTCTCTGTAAACATGGGCACTTTCATTGTGATGGCAGAGTCAAGAATCAACAGAGTACTCAAGATATCAGAGCAGACTAATCGTGTTTATACAAAGACTGTTGCTGGTAAAGAGTTCTATACTCTGCCTCCTGAATACAATGGCATGCGCTTTATCCACCTCAATACTGGTGAGGTTGATGAGCCATCATCAGGCGTCATCCCAGTTGATTATGTCACGCCAGAGCAGCTTTCTGACATGCAGGCAAGCGGAGTCTCCAGCGGACAGTTTTATACAATCCTGAACAACCAGATTCAATTGCACCCAACTGCTAGCCCAGATGGTACTATTGAAATGGTGTTTTACAGAAAAGTACCTTCACTTAGTGCTAGCAATCAATATAACTGGATGTCAATTGATTACCCTGATATATACTTGTCTGGTATTTGTGCTGAGATAGAACTGTTTGTCAAAAACTATGAAGCATCCCAACTTTGGGATACTCGCATGACTCGTTCAATTGAAGAACTCAAATTGAATGACGCTGACAAACGCTGGGCTGGCAACACCATGATCATGAGGATTGGAGAATGACTTTTAAATATGGAAACTGGCTTGGTGAAAATACCTCGACTGTAGGCCAAGGCCCAATCAATCTTGGTGGTGCAGTCCCTGGGTTCTCCACATTCATCTATCTTGGTGATTGTGAAGTTTACTATACCATTGTTGATGGCAATAAGAAAGAATGTGGGATTGGCACAATCACCGGCCGAGTAATGGAGCGGACCACTGTCATTGCAACTCTTGTCGATGGCATTTATACAGAGAATTCTGCACCTCTATCACTCACTGGCTCAGCACAAGTGTTTGGCACAATCAACAGCGAATTCTTTAAATCAATTCTTCTTAAAACTGAAAATGCTGCATCTGCCACTAAGCTCAAAACCCCTGTTGCAATTACAATTGCAGGAGTTAGTAAACAGTTTGATGGGTCTGCTCCTGTGTCATGGTCTCCAGCAGAAATTGGTTTGACATCAATATCAAGTTTTAAGAATAAGATACACAATGGTAAGATGGAGGTATCACAACGCGGATCAAGCATGCCTATACCTATAGCATCAACTGAGGGTAAAATAGATAGATTTGCATGTGGCAATAGCACAGCAGCCCGTGGTACAATTAATCAGGCAGTTTTAGATATTAACTATCCTAACAAAGGCATAAGAAAATGCCTGAGTGTTGCGCTTACAACGCCTGTGGAAGCAAATATAGCTTCTAAGCACATGCGCATTGGTTATTTAATGGAGGGGTATGATGTACGTGAGTTAACAGCAAAACCATTCATCATAAGCTTTACTGCTAAAACATCTAAAGCTGGAACATACAGCTTTGCTATGCGGAATGGCAACCGTTCTAAAACTATAGTTGTTGGATTTACACTTCCTGCTAATATATGGAAGTCTGTAGAAATTGCTATGCCAGCCCTGCCAATTGGATTTGTTAGTGAATGGGAAAATGGCCTAGGAATGGAGTTGTGCTGGACTCTTGCAGCAGGTGCTGATTTGCGTACTGCTACACTTGGCACAATGCTCGATGGCGTATTCTTAGCAGGAACAAATCAGGTATCATGGGGCACTAGTGTTAGTGATACATTCCAGTTAACTGAAGTACAATTGGAAACTGGAACTACCAAGACAGATTTTGAACATCGGCCATATCAAGTTGAGCTTTCTTTATGCCAGCGGTATCTCCTTGGCATAGGATGGCAAGATGGTGTAAGTGGCACACTAGCTGCTGGTGGAATGTGCACATCATCTGTAGGCATTGTATCAATTGGTGTCCCTGTGCAAATGAGAGCAACACCAACAATTGAAGGCGGAACATGGTTATTAATTTCAGGCAGTGGTGTGGATGGTACAGGGGCACTAACAGTAACGCTACGCGGCACAAATATAATGATTAACCAGAATATTACTGGGGCAGCAGGACAGGCATCTTATCTTGCATCATCACAAACAACTGACTTCCGCGGATTTAATGCAGAGTTGACATAAGGAGAATCAATGGATAGAGGAACGCTCTTTGTTTAACACGGGATGATCAATTTACATAAGGGTTAATAATATGAAAAGCTTACTCATTGGCATCCTCATCAAAGTCGGCAGCAACCTCCTGATCAATATGATGCGCGCTGGCGCTGATGAGCTGGAAAAGCGGAAAGACAATGATTTCAATTCTGCAAACATTATCAAGGACGCACTTGGCGGAGTCAAAATCAATGGCAGAGCAGACCAATAATATTGTGTTCTTAGCCTCTGCCGTAGTTGCTGTGCTGGTGCCAACCTCAAGTTATATTTACATGCAGGGGCAGGACAACCAGATAAGCAAACAGTTAGTTGAAGTAAGTAACGAACTTAACACATCTGTGAAGAATCTTTCTCTTGAGCTGAATGCACTTAATTCGAAAGTCAAGGCTGAATCACTTCGGTCTGATTATCACGAACAGCGCATAACAGGTCTTGAGATAGATGCTAAGCAGACTGCCAAGGAGTTGTCATACTTGGCTGGTGAAAAGGAGCGGCGATGAGTGATCTCATGATCATGATTCCAGGGCTTGCAATAGTGGGGTATGCTGTAATAGGCATGCCCCCTAAAACATCATCTGGAACATGGATAGAATATGATAATGGCCTTGCAGATGATGTATGGGCTGAATATCCTCCTCAACCAGTTTACACACAATTCAAGGAGTAACAAATATGCCTCTTGAGAACGCAACAACTATTGAACAGCTTGATGAGCAATGGCCTCATGGAGGCGATGGCGTAGACCGTGGTGATGATCACATACGTTTACTCAAGCATGTCTTGAAATCAACATTCCCTGGCCCTCGTGTTAATAACCAGCCAGGTCAAGGTTTCTCAGTACCACTTACTGTTGATCCAGTTCTTTTGAATGGTCTTGCAACAAGACTTACAAACATGGAAAATGCAATCAAGAACGCAAGACCAATTGGGTCAATTGAATTGCGTCTTGATAATGTTGACCCATCAACTCTTTTTCCAGGAACTGTTTGGACAAGAATTGATGGCGACTACAGCCTACATGTTGGCAATGGCAATAACGGCGGAAGCACAACTGGTGAAAACACACCATTGGTGCCATTGCCACTTCACAATCACAATGCAACATTTTTTGGCAATCCATTGCCTCCACACAGCCATGGCAGTAATATATTTGGAGGGAACTCAGGCCCAAGCACTAATGCTGCAAGATGGGATGGTTATGCATACAATATCCCAACCACAAGCGAATCAGCTGGCACACCAAGTGGAACTGTTTTTGTTTCACACGTTGGTAATGATCAAGCAAGGCTTGATGTTCGTGGAGCACGAATCTTTGTAAACGTTTGGAAAAGGACAGCTTGATATGCCATCATACAGCATTGGCAACTTTTCAGTTGCTGGACTTAACACTGATATAAATCCAACTGATCTGGCGAAAGATTTCATAACTCGTTCAGTGAATTTGAGGATGCAGAATGGTGGGCTAACACCATTTGGTGGTCACATGAATATTGCTGACTTGCCAGTTGATGCAATCCCGCATTCATTATTCTTTGTTAAGTCAAGTGCTGGTGATGTATGGTTTGTATCTGGAAAAAACAAAGTTTATTCATATGTCTCTGCATTCTCTAATGTGACGCCTGATTTTATGCAAACAATCACGGATGAAGAAGCATGGTCATCAGGCGCCATATCAGGCATCCCGCTGTTGTGCCATCCAATCCTTGGACCCATGTATATGGATGCTGCAGCAAGCCGTTTCAAATCTCTTCCTTGGACAAACACACAGACATGGAAGCAAGTTAACCAGAGTTGCAATATTCTTGTTGTGCATAAGCAGTATTTGTTTGCATTGGGTCTTCTTGACAATGGTGTTGAGAAGTTTGATGGCATCAGATGGTCAGCACCAGCGGATGTTGGCGCAGTCCCTCTGAATTGGAACCCGCTTGACAAAACTAGTGCTGCAGGCATCTCAGCATTAGGTGGAAATGGCGGCAAAATAGTTGGTGGGCTTTCACTTCGTGATTCTCTTGTTATTTATAGAGAGAGTGGTATCAATGTAGTGGATTATGTTGGAGGCCAATATGTCTGGCGTATACGGCAAATGCAAACAACTGTCGGACTCATTGCCAAGGACGCAGTGGTTGATGTTAATGGCACTCATTACTTCCTCTCAGATGGTGATGTTTTTAGCAACGATGGCAATACGATTAAGTCAATAGCAAACAATCGTGTTCGTTCAAGGATGAACACAATTGATAAGAAAAATTACGGCAAGGCATTTGCTGTCCACCACTCAAATAAAAAGGAGGTATGGTTCTGCTTCCCTATGGGAGGTAACAAGTATTCAAATATTGCATTCATTTACAATTATGAATATGATAGCTGGTTAACACGTGATTTGCCTGGTTGCCTTGGTGCTGACATAGGGAGGCTTGCATCACCATCATCAACTTGGGATGGTTCTACAGAAAGCTGGGATGGGTCAGTAAAGACATGGGATGATAACTCAACCACACCTTTTGACTCAGTGTTAATGGGAATCATATACAATGGCACAACCTATAAGTTCGCTTTATTAGATTATATACTCGGCTTTAATTCTGAGCCTTATTCGTCTATAATAGAAAGAACGGATTTAGCAATAGGTGGTCTGGACACTGCAAAGATAGTAACTCGTTTATATCCTCATGTTGTTGGTGGTAGCAGCGTCAAGATGCAACTAGGTTCTCAGCAATATCCAGGTGGTCCAGTTACTTGGAAGCCTGCAGTTGACTTCCAGCCAAACGTTGACAGGAAGGTTGATATCAGAAGCTCTGGCGTGCTTCACGCATACCGCATAATGGCTACTGATGTAACTGCAAACTTCATACTTACTGGGCTTGATTTTGAATACCAAATGGCAGGTAAGCGATGAACATTGGTCAAACACCACCTCCTAGCAGCATAGACCCTGAGCTGCAACGTTGGCTTGCTCAGCTTCTTGTTGAATTATCTGGCGCATTTCAAGATGTTGAGAAAAACATCACTGATTTGCAGGAAGAAGTAAAAGCCATCAAGACACATCTGGGGTTAACATGAGTGATGTAAAAATTGCTATGCCAAACTATCTTGATGTGATACGTTGCTGGCATGAAATTGAGCCATTTATTCAGAAGGCAGTTGATGAATCAAATGGTGAGTTGACAACAGATTCAATCAAGGAAAAGGTTGCCAATAAAGAAATAATTGTGCTGACCATATATGATGTATCAATCGCCAAACTCATAGCAGTAACCACTTTTGATATGGTGACATTTGAGAGTGGCATCTGTGTGCTCAACATCCAATGCGCAGGCGGAGAGCGTGTTGATGAGTGGTTTGCTGAAGTGGATGCAATCGCAAACTGTGTAGCCAAGCGTCATGATTGTTCAAAGATTTATGTCATTGGTCGCAATGGATGGGCTCGCAAACTCAAACCAATTGGCTATGCGCCAGTTCATACAGTGATATCAAGAGAGGTGGTGTGATGGGTGGTTCATCAGGTAAAAGCAAAGGAAGCTCTAACAACAGCTTCAGCACCAATGTCTGGGGGCCACAGGGTGATGCACTCCAGAATCTTTATCAACTCGCATTTGGTCAGTTTGGTAAAGGTAATGACTATATGTCGCAGATTACCGGCCAAGCTGATAATATCAGCAATGCAGCGAATGGCATTCTTGATGCAAACAAAGGTTTGCAATCAGGAGGCGCATATGGCGATACAGCTGAGATCAGGCAGAAGCTGCTTGACTCTATGGGTGGCCGCTCTAACATGGGTAGCATGTATGAGTCCATTGTTGGTGGCTCTGGCAACACCTATGTTGATCCGCTGATTGAGCGTATGCGTGCTGACAGCGCACAGAATGTTTCAACACTGCAAGCTGGTAATGCAATGGATGCTGCTGCCATGGGCCAAAGCGGAAGCAGCCGTCAGGCCATGCAAGATGCAATGTTCTCAAGCCAAGCAAACAAAGACTTGCTGAACAAAGAGGCTGAGCTTCGCCATGGTGCATATGACACCGATCTTGGTCTCAAGATGGGGATTGCTCAACAAGCTGATACCAACCGTGGCTCTGAACAAGACCGTCTGTTGGCAATGTTGCAAGGTGGTCAAGGTTCAATGGAGAAAGGCTCTAGCACTGATCTGCTTAGCACTCTGCTGAACTCTGGCATGAGCCCGTGGCTCCAAGCACAGCAAGCTGGCTGGAACCCGATGAACAACCTGTCCAACATCATTGGTAATGCTATCATGACCGGAAGCGGCAGCGGTAGCTCCAAATCCAAGGCTAGCAGCGCAAGCGGGGGTGTGTTTGGATGATGTCATTTCTTGATTTACTCAAGGGTTCTGCTGGAAACACCAAGAAGCCTGCGCCGCAAACACAGCAAGGGCTTGTTGATACAGGCAACCCAATGGGCAGATTTTTTGAAGCAGTTGGCACACAAGGTGCACAGCGAACCAAGGCTTCTGATAAGAATGTTGGCATGCAATATATGAATGCTGGCATGCAGCCTCCTGCTGTCCCCAACATGATGCAGATGCTTCAAGGAATCAATATGCAGCAGCAAGGTGGTAGTCGTGGGCTTCCTGTTACTGCTCTGCTCAATATGCTCCGTGGAGGATAACATGGGGATTCTTGACCAAATTGCCAAAGGGTACAACAATGCTGTTCTTGGCCCTGACCCTTCCCAGACTGCTGATGCCTACTCAAGGCTACAGCAAGAGTTGAGCAGCAAGTATGATAAGGATAAGCAAATCTTTGCAGCTGACCCTGCTAATGCAGGGCAGCAATATAAGATGCCTGACCCATTGACAAGATGGCAAGAGCAAGTTGATGCCATGATCAAAAGCGGGAACCCTGTCCTGCAGAAAGAAGGCTTGAGCCAACTGAGCATGTATCAGCAGCGTGCTACTGCTGCAACTACTACTGAGGCTCCTTCATCTGTGAAGGAGTATCAGTATGCACAAGGACAAGGCTACCAAGGCTCTTACCAACAATGGGTGCTTGATAAAGCAGCAGCTAATAAGTCAAGCTTCAAAGTGACTGTAAACCCAACCCAGCAACTGCTTGGGTTGAAAGACTCCATGGGGCTTGTCAATGAACAAGGCGAGCACCCTCCTGTTGGTATCCCGCTTGGTGACTTGCCAACAATGGGCTATCGACCAATGCTGAATGACACTCAGCGTCAAGCTGGTACTGCAGGTGATGTGTTGAAATCATCCACTGCTGGCCTAGGTCAGAACCTCGACACAGGCGGAACACCTGCTACTAACATTTTGAATGAGCTGCGAACAGCCCCAGGAACTCTTGGTAGCGTTGCTGATAGCTTGCTTAGTGCATCTGGGATTCCAATGACTGTGTCTGCTGTTAAGTTCAATAACTACAAGACCAGTGTTACCCAGCAGACAGTCAAGATCATGTCAGGTGCATCTGCCACTGAAGGTGAAATGGCAACATACCGTGGTATGATGCCCAAGTTCACTGATGACCCAGAAACAAAGCGGATTAAGTTCCAGCAGGCACAAGAGTTTGCAAACAGCGTTGTTAATCGCAACGCTGCTGCAGGCGTCAAACCAAGCGAGAGCAAGCCTGCTGATTGGAGCACTACAAAGAGCGGGCATAAATACCGCATTGTGGAGTAATGTATGATCATTCAACTTGAAGATGGTCGTAAGTTGGAGGTGCCCAATGGGGCAACTCCACAAGAGATTGATGCCACTGTAGCAGAAGCTATGGCTAAATCTCCGGCCCGTAGCGAAGTCGTAAACGGGGGCGGTACTACCCTAAAGGGTAGCCCTATCGAAGCGCCTAGCGGGCCGGAGGTTCGGCCTAGCGCCGCGAATCCTACGGGGTTCGAGCCGAACCTTAAGCCTAATATCCCAATGCCAGATCAGTTGCCTTTTGGTATGCCAAAGATTGCTATCAATGAGGCAAATAAGCGAATCAATGCCAATAATGAATATGAAAAATCATTCATTGGTGATGAGGAGCGCCAAGCACTCAAGAAGCTTGAGCAAGAACGCCCATTCATCAGCAGTGTGATCGAGGGTGCTAAGCACATAGGCAAGCAGTTCCAAGCAAAGACTGCTCTTGCACCTGAGTTCTTCCCACAAGCAGTTCAGGACATTCTTAACCATCAGCCAATTGGTGAAAATCTTCCAGCTGATGAGCGTAATAAGCAAGTTGATGATTACATGGCAAAAGAGAAAGAGCGCTATGAAATCACTCGGCGTGAGAACCTTGGTTCCACAATGATTGGTGAGATGCTCCCTTACTTCGCAACTGGCATTGCAGGTGAAAGGGCTCTGAACCTTGTTGGAAAGACTTTGGAAGGCCCGCTGAAAAGTGGTAGCATTGCAATGAACCGGAAGCTTGGAAACACAGCTGAAGTTGAGCGTATGCTTAACCAGCCTGCCAGACTTCCTTCTGAGTATGAGCAAAAACTTAACACAATCCTCAAGGGTACTGCTACTGGTGCTGCTGAGGGGGCAGGTCAATATGATACCACTGCTGGAGAGGGTGCTGTTACTTCATTCATTGGTGGACTCAGTGGGATGTTCGGCCCTATCACTGTGCTGAACAAAACACGCAACGAGCGGGATGCTGCTGGCAAGAAGATTGTTGAGGAAATGTATCGCCAAGGGTTGCACATCACACCTGGGATTCGCACTGGCAACAGAGCACTCCAGACTGAAGAAGCTGCAATCCGCAATAGTGATGTTTATGGCCAAGAGTTTGCCAACCAAGTTGACAGACCCAACCAGCGCCGTATGACTGCTATGGCAGGTGAGGCAATTGGCCTGAACACCAAAGACCGTGATTTGCTTTCTCAGGGAGAACTGTCTGATCATATGAAAAACCTCAAAGGCAGCTACACTGCTCTTGAGGCCAACACAACTGGCAAATATGGCTTGCGTCAGATTCGGGAAGTTGGCAAAGTCCTAGCAGATTTGAAGCCAACTAGGAATCGCAATACATCACCAGTTGATAAGCAACGCTATGCAATTGTCAATGGTTTTGCAAAGCAACTCAAAACAGAAATGGGTTCGCCACAGCGTGGCAGTGATGGCAGGTTCATGGGCTACCAATTCAACGGCACCCAGTACCAAGGCTTGCGCTCACGGCTGCAGGATGAAATCAGCCAAGCATATCAAGGCGGAGATAAGCGCCTTGGTGACAACCTCCGTAAGGTGCAGACTGTGCTTGATGACTCTCTCCTCAGTGGCATGAATGCTGCAACTGCCAAGCAATGGAAAGACCTGAATGAAAGATACTCGATGACTCGTCTGCTACTTGACAAGGGCATGACACCAGCGGGTAAGGTTGACCCAACTGCTATTACATCAGCAGTAATGGGTGGCGACGAAGCGATGCGAACCTTGACTGGCAAGGGAGGCAGAATCAAGCAGTTCCAGAACATCGCTCGTTACAATGATGTTTTGCACGGTGAAGATGTTGCGGGCGGGGCTTTGACAGGACTCGGTAAAGCAGAGCCTCATACTATTAAAAGGGGGTTGATGAAGCGTGCTCGTGACTATGCTATGCGACCTGTGGATTTGTTTGGTTTGAGCTACCGCTTGAATACAAACAGGATGCCATTCATTGGACGCAGACTTAGTCCAGCTCATGGTCTTGACCCGAACGCCAGCATCCATATACAGCGTGCTGCGGCTCAAACTGAGACACCTCAAGATTATGTTCGTGACAAGTATCAAGAGTTGCTTGATGTGCTGAAAAGCGAATAAAAAAGGCTCCCGCTTGGGAGCCTTTTTATTTAGCTTTGTTCATGCAACCTTTCTTCCAGAACTATCCTTGCATCAAGTACTTCAGAATACTTGCGCATTGCAGATAGCTGATCACACAACAGGCTTTTCTGTGTAAAGCTAAGTTGCTCATACTTTTCAGTATGCAAGAAGTCACACAGTGATTTGATTTTTGCATTGAGTTGATTCAACTCATCAATCATGCGAACTATGTATGCTGGTTTATCACTCATAGTCTCTTATTGCCTCTGCTGTTGGATGAAACGGAACATTATCAGTGGTCCAGTATGCAAACTTAACAGTTACCTTTTTGCCGATATACTTCTCCTTGTGTACACGAACATAGTGTTTGAAAGGCACATCCCCTGGGCAGCTAACTGAGAAGTTAGGCCCACGTGGGTTGCTCAAATTCAGGATTGCCCATCCATCAGCGGAAGTGTCAACCCCTATAATTTCAAACTCTGCATTGTCCCACAGCTTACATTTGATCAGGCTGCCAGAACGCTTGCCATCTTCATACCCAACTGGAACAAATAGTCCACGCTCAAGAGTCCAGTCAGAGCGAACCATGCCACCCTCAAACCCTTCAGCCCGAGAACGACCTACTAAAGCTGGGATACCCCCTAAAGTAGCGCCGTAATCGGGGCTAATCCGAATAGTATCGACTATGGCTATACTACCCCCTAGGGTAGAAACTCGATTTGTTAGAATCGCTCCTAGCTCGGCAGAGCGATTGGAAAATGCCTCATTGCTAACAAGGTCATAGCAGTGATATTGCAACTTCAAAGTATCAAGTTGCAAACGCTTTCCCCAGCTCACAATAGTCTGAAGTGGCACACCATGACAGTACAATTCACCATCCAGTGTAGCATCCGCTGGAATGATGCTCTTGAGCTTATCAGTGATGTGCTTGAGTGTTGTGAACTCCTTACCATTGCGAGTGTATGCGACCAACCCTGTACCATCATTATGAATTAGGCAACGGTTGCCATCTAACTTATGTTGATAATACACATCACGAGTCAGCAGCTTCTTGAGGTCAACATCCTCTGACTTCTTGGCAAGCATTGGCTTGACAAACCCTAGGGCATTGACTGGTCGCATACTGGCAGCTTGCTCTTTATCAAATACATAGCCTTTATCCAGCTGCTTATTAATGCGAGACTGAATACGGGAAGCAATCTGTTCATCCTGATCACGACCACCCTTGCCTTCCTCAATGTCTTCAGATTGATAAAGGGGCGTGCCACCGCACACCCCGTATTCAATCTCTAGACCATTGAGAACCTCATAGCACTTCCAGTAGCGGAGGTGCCCTGCGTTGTCTTTGATATAGAGAGTGTCACTCATCTTTCATCCCCTGAACCTTCCAGTGTGCCACGCTCTTTGCGACCTTGGAGTTTTTCAATGTTATCGGCCATTACCTGAGCAGGGTTGAGGTTGAGCTCGTGGCAAAGGTTAACCCATTGCCAGATTACATCACCCATTTCCTTAGACACCTGCTCACGAAGTTCCTGTTGCAAAGAAGACGTAGGAGTTGATACACAATACATGACCATCTCAAGCGGAAGGTCATTTTTTCGACCGAACTTTGCCAGCTTACCCATCACTTCACCAACCTCTTCTACGAGTGCTGCCAAAGGATAATCAGGGTACATGTACACAGCAGTCTCTCGGGCTTTTTCTTTGTATTCATTGATATCAAATTTAAGCATTGGGTTCCACCTTGTAATATTTATTAAGGTTCATGATTTCAATAACATCCAGAGTGCGCCAGTCACCCTTGATGGTTCCACGAAGCAGATACCAGTCCTTTCCAACACGACCAGTTTCCGCTATCTCTTTTCCAAGACGCTGATACTTGTAGCGGTCAATCTTACAGCTAATCATATCAGTGTCATCCTCCAGCTTGAAGTTGAGATAGAACTGGTTCTCAGTAACCTTCTCACCTCCACGCTTCTCTAGGAACACTTGCTCATTGAGGTCACGCAGGTTTCTGTCAACCAGCTTCCCGATAATAACATATGTCCCTTTTCCATCAACATCCTTGATCAGTGTTGGCACTGTATCCAAACCAGCGGAAATCGGGTCACTATACAGGAACCCAAAATAGTGCTTGGCAGGGAACAACACATCAAGATCAGTCTTTGGATTCATCAGAGCTTTGAACAAGCTCGGTGTAAGTGTACCTTTCCCATTGCGAGCATTAATTATTTGCTTTGCCTTTGCTTCACCAATGCCCTTGATGTTCATCAGTCCACCAAGCAATTTCCTACCATCCACAGACCAGCCAAGGCCAGACTTATCAGGATCAACTGGTACATAATCAAACCCCTCATGGATGACAAAGTCACGCAGTAATTTTATAGCGGAATCTGAGTCAGTGGCATGGTTGAGACAACCAACAGCAAACTCGCCAGGATAATGACATTTACAATAAGCAGTCCAATAACTAACCAAACCATACGACACCGCATGTGATTTGTTAAACGACCAAGAACCAGAAGCAGAAATATCAACCCACAACTGTTCACTATCAGCAGCAGAGTAACCATTCTCTAATGCCCCTTTGATAAACTTGTCCTTGTAACGAGCAAAGAACTCATCACCCATTGACTTGGATGCAGCACGACGCAAGTCAGATGTATCTTCCCAGCTCAGTCCACCAATCTGGCGGGCAATGTTCATCATCTGCTCTTGGTACACTACAATGCCATAAGTATCACCAGTGATATCACGATGCACATCACTATAGTATGTAGGTAATTCTTCTCCTGTTGAATACTTGATATATCGAGCAGTACCACCACTATTGAGAGCACCAGGCCGAGCCAGAGCAGTGATTGCAACAATGTCATTGAAGTCATTAACTCCCATCTGCTTAACAATGATTTGCAGAGCTTGGCCTTCAAACTGAAACACTCCATTGAGCCTCCCAGATGACATCATCTTGAATGTCTCTTTGTCATCAGTTGGAATGGTGTAGAACCATTTGTATGGCTTCATCAGTTGCTCAGCAACACTCTCAAGAATTGAAAGAGTGCGGAGTCCCAAACAGTCAATCTTCAACAACCCAAGGTACTCTGCATCCTTTTTATCCATTTGGATAATTCCATCACGGACGTTGAGCGAACCGTAGTTGGTAAGTGCTTCTGTAGAAACCAAGATTCCAGCCGCATGCTTTCCAGCGTGACTGGCATGCCCTTCAATTTCAGAGACCAGAGACATGACTGGATACTTGGACACAAACTCTTTCCCTGCCTCTGTTGTGTTGAAAGTATCTGCAATGCACATAGCCGCACGGGCGTCACCGGAGCTGCGCTCAATAATAGCATCCTTAACTTTTGATGTTTCATATGCTGGTATCCCAAGACACTTTGCAAACTCACCAATGGCAGATTTGGCCTTCAGTCTGTTTACGTTAGCCAGAGCCATCACCTTATCATGACCATATTTGCGGGTCAAATACTTGATCATTTCTTCCCGCTTGTAATCTGGGAAGTCAATATCAATATCCGGCAAGTCGTGACGGTTAATATCAATGAATCGCTCAAAGATAAGGTCATACAGAATTGGGTCAACTTCCGTAATCCCCATCAGGTAGCAAACCAAGCTCCCAGCGGAAGAACCACGAGCAGGACCAACGAGCATAGTCTTCTTGCCATGCTTAATCAAATCCGCTACAATCAGGAAGTAGTCTGTATAGTCCTTCTGAGTGATCAAATCCATCTCACGCTTGAGTCGGGCATCATACCCCTCATTCCAATCCTTGACCTTCTTCATATCAAAGAACTGAGACAAATCATGAGAGCCAACCCAATGAACCATGCCTGCTTTTGGCAAGTCAAATGATTCAACTTGATCAGCAATGGATTCAGTTATATGGATTGCTTCTGCATCACCATACTCTTGATACCACTCTTCACCACTCATTATATGCTGAGGATAGCACTCGATGTTGAAGTTATATGCATAGTCATCACCACGCTTGTAAGCTCCTGCCAGAAGCTGATATACTGCTTCATCCTTCAGCTCTGGATAGTTGTTGGTGGTTATGGCAACCTTTTGCTTTTTAGTTGGGACATTAGGGTATCCTTGCCCCCATGCAATATAAGGGGAACCTTCCCAATCAATCGCAGGGATTATTATCACATCATTAGTATTCTTGATATCAGAGTAGTTCAGTCGTGGTACGTAATAAAAATTTTCATATGCTTTTGAAGCATACTGGTAGATTAACTTTAGCCCTTCAAGATTGCGTGCTATGAAAATCCATGGGAGTGATGCAGTACGCTGTTTGCTTTCATCTGGTAAGCAATACAGACG